GGGTCACTCGATCCGGCGTCGTAGTACAGGCCGCCCCTGATCCAGATTCTGCGCACACCGACGATCGGGCCTTTGCACAGGCCGACGGCAAAAGTTGCCGAGTAGGTCTTGACGCGCGTCGTTGTGGTCGAGCCGCCGCCCTTCCCGCCTGATTTTTTCTTCGTGATCGTCTGCTTGAGCGCGTTGTTTTCGAGCCAGAACACATTTCCGTTGACGGCGGTCGTGCCATAGACGCGCGGGATGACTGCGCCGTATGTGCTGGTCTGTACGGTCAGATCGTCGAGACCAGGGCCGTCGATCGTCGGGCCTTTGGGCGGGTCGAGCATGCCGCCGAGCATCAGGCCGGCTTGCGCGCCGTACACCGCCCCCATCGGCCCGCCGCCGAGGAAGAATCCCGCTACCGCACCAACGAGCCCGCCAACCGCTTGACCGGGAGTGCTCATGGAGCCATCTCCAGAAAGCGATAGACGCGCACGATGCGCGCGGCCCACGTCGGCGACAGATCATGCTCACAGCAGATCCCTGCCGACTCGTAAGCGTGGATGATGGTCGTGCCTGCGCAGATTGCCAGGTGCTGCGGTTCGGCGGTGAAGCGCATCAGCAGCAGATCGCCGGGCGCGCGATCGTCGATGGATGCCAGCGGCAGCAGGCAGGGCTGGGCGTCGAGCGAGGCTTCGAGCTGGCCGTCTGCCGGGGTGCGGCCGTAGCCGGCTACGTCGAAGTATTCAGCGCCGACGGCCTGCGCGACGTGGATGGCCACGCCGGCGCAATCGAGGCCAACGCCGGCCAGCCGCCCCTGGTGACGGAATGGCGTACCCAGACACTGGCGGGCGGCGGCGAGGAGGTCATCCGCAGTCATCAGCTATCCCCGCCTACCTGCGCGTAGGTGCTGCCTGCCGGAATCCACGGAAAGCCACCGAAATTGAGGATGTTGGAAAAGGTCGATGTACCGTTCCAGCGCGCTTGACAATCGGAAATCCGCTTTCGGCAGCCACGGACCATGCTGTAGCTGTTGCCGACGGCCGGCAGGTAGTAGGCGGGCTCGTAGGTGGTGATGACCCCGCCGGCAAAGCTCTTGATCTCCAGCGCCTTCAGCCCGGCGTTGGGGCCCGAGGTGAACAGGATCGTTCCCGCGCCGAAGGTATCGGCTGCCTCGGTGCGCGCGGCCGAGGTGAAGACTGATGCGCTGGTGACGCCGGTCAGGGTGCCGGTGACCGTGTTGGCGGCCAGCGAGACGCCGCAGCCGGCGTACTCGGTTCCGCAAAAGGTCTTCGGGCACTGGGCGCCGTAGGTCTGGCCGACGGTCTGATTGAGCGCGTCGATTAGCGAGACGCCGCTGATGTGATAGCGATCGTCCATGAGCTCGGTCTTGCCGAAGACGCCGCAGACGATCGGCTCTTCGTCCTCGACCGGATTTGCCCATGATGTGGCGAAGACGTAGCAGCGTGCGCCATCGAACAATCCGCTGGCGACAGCCGCCCGGCTGACGCCGGATGCGCCGGCAATTCCCGAGGTGTCGATGGTCGCCGGAGAGAATCCGGCGGTTGCGGAATAGCCGGTGAATTCGTAGCCGGCGGTGCTCAGGTAGGTGTGGCCGGACATGAGCAGATCGCGCGGGTGGTCGGTCAGGTAGATCTGAGATCCGGTCACTGGGACGATGCGCAGGCACTCGACGCGGGTGCGGTAGTCGGCGACGGTGGTTTTCATGGAGACAATAGCTCAACGATGTCGATTGACCCGCAGTCACGAACGCGATCGGAAAGTGCCGTGACTTCGATCGAGGAATTGAACCGGGCCGGGATATCGAACTGGCAGCCCCCGGTAACGGTGTCGCCGATCAATGGCGTAGGCGATGAGATTGTCACCTGGCCGGTGGCCGCGTTGACGCTGATGCCAGTCGATTTCGGCGTTCCGTTGACCGCAATCAGCACGGTGCCGGCAACCGGCTTGTAGATGATGCGCGCGGGGCGTCCGATGCCCAAAGGCGTAGCCCCGCTGCCGTACTCCTTGCGCAACTGATAGACTCCGGCTGACAGCCTCGTCAATGTCTGGTCCGCTTCGTTGTGCGCCGATCGGCCGTCAGCGGACGTGCTGAAGTCGTCTTCGCAGCGCACGCGAAATCCGGCGTACTTGCCAAACGCTCGGTGATAGAGCGCCAGCACTCGCGCGGCGAGGTCGTCACGCAGGAGGGTAAAATTGATCACCCAGGAGCGCATCGGGAAACCGTGCACGAGCTTGCGGTATTCTGCACCGCCTGCCGTTTGCGTGATCGTAACCGCGTAATCATCGGCGTAGCTGGCGCCCATGCGCACGTCGACACACAGCCGCTCTTCCAAAAACTCGGCCATCAGCGATACCTTCCGGCAGCCGACAGTGCGCCGAGAACTTCTCGCGCAACCGCTCCGCCGCTGCGCCGGACGTCGGCCGCGCCGGAGTTGTTGCCCATATTGATGATGACGCTTACTGAGTGACCGCCGCCGCGGACGCCGAGCTTGCCGTCTGATCCGCGCGAAAGCGGCAGGATGGCTTCCGGGCCAGCCTCGCCCATCAATCCGACGCCGCGAGCAAACGGGAAAATGGTCGGCCTGGATACGACACTGCCGGAGTAGGCGGAAAGCGCCGGAGAAGAGAAGATGTTGCCCTTGGCGCTGTCAATATGGCTGGCTGCCAAATTGGCGAAGTCCTCAGCGCCGAATCCTCCGCCCCCGCCAGCAACACTTAATATTTTGGAAAGCCAGCCCAGGCCTTTTCCGACCAGCCCACCGACGCCGCCGCCTTCTTTTCCGAGATCCCCGAACAGCCGATTCATCAGGTCGGCCGATACCGCATTGGCAATCATCCGCCTGACAGTCTCGCCAAACGACTGCAGCATGCTTTGCGTGCCTTTCTCGAACGGGTCAAAGAGGAAATCAGCAAAGGCTGTCTGCATATTTTTTGCCGCGGACTTGGCGAATGCGGATAGGCCCTTGCTCGTCGTTTCGGCGTCTGACTCGATCGCCTGGAATTGCTCCCCAGCTTTGCTCGCGGCGCGCCCGAAGGTTTCCATGCTGATCGCTCCATCTCCAAGTAGCGTGACCAGGTGCGCAATCTCTGCGTCAAGCGCCTCGACCGGCGTGCGTACTGACTCCATCACGCGCGCGCCATCGGCGAAAACCTCCAGCCGCTTGCGCTGCACTTCCAACTCAGCCTCGGCTTCCGTGCGCGATGCGTTGATGTTGTCGAGCGTTTGCGCGTAGCCCTTGGCGATTTCGAGATTCGCGGCGCTGGCCGTCTTGTATTTTCCATCGGCAATCTGAGATTCGAGCTTTTCGAGTTCGGTCAAGTGCTGAGTATTCCGCACTTGATCGCGCAGAGATTCGACCAGCCGGGCGCCGTCGTCCGCCTCCTTTGCTGCCCTGCTTTTTCCTCCACCTCCGCCGGCCGACACGCCATCACCTTCCCCGGCAAACTGAATTTTCCGTTTCGTCGGGTGATCAACCGCATTCATTGCGGCGCGTGCGGACAGGAATCGATCGGACGCCTGCCCGTTGATTGCCCCCTTGATGCGATCGGTAAACGCGGAAGCTGACCCCTGGCCCGCTTGCAGGTTTGCAGACACCCGCTTGTCCAGGTCCTCCATGTCTTTCCGCGCGCCGGCCGCATAATCCGCGTAGGCCTGCCGCTTGACGTCAAAGGATGCGCTGGATAGGCCGATGGATGCGACCGTACCAATCCCTTGAATGGTCTTTGCCACCAGCGAGATTCCAATGGCCACGCCTTCCGCGGCGATCTTCAGCGTGCGAAAAATATCCACAACGCGGGCCGCGCCGATGGCCGCGTCATTGGCCCAGGCCTTGATCGATCCGTCGCGCGCCATGCCGGAAATAGCGTCCTTGACCCCGTTGGATTGCTGGATCAGCGCAACCAACTCCTTGACGAACATGCTCGCAGAAGGGACCAGTTCGCCCACAATGATTTTTGCCACCGCTCCTTGTGACGCCTCCAGCTGGCGCAGCGCTACCTGGTAATCCTTCGCCGCCTGGCCTTGCTCGGTCGTGATTTTTGCGACGAGATTGCCGGTGTTCGCCAGGTCGTTGAGATACGGCAGCAGCTCGGCGCCAGCCTTGCCGAACAACGCCACGGCAAGCGCCGTCTTGCTCGAACCGTCCTCGATCTGAGCAAACGACTTCGCCACGGCTTGCAGCGCGTCGGCCGTGTCCATCGTGCGCAGTTTGGCCGGATCAAGCTCCAGCGTGGCAAATGCCTTTCCGGCACTCGATGATTCCTTATCCGCCTTGGTGAGCGCCGCAGACAGGCGTACCAT